CCTTCCTTCTCGCGCTCGGAGCGAAGGAATAACCCATGGCTGTAGCTGACAACATCCGCTCTCTGGCGCTTCTGCCTTATGAGATGGACAATATCCGCAATTTCCCCGGCTCCGATGCGGTGCTGGCGCGGGCTCTTGCTGCATCGACTGCGGAGAGCATCACGGTTCCGGGCTCGGGCGCGACGGCTGCAAGGTTCGTCTGCATCTCGGCCAACGCTGACATCTACGTCTCGTTCTCGACCACGGCGACGGTTCCCGGTGACACGACGGACGGAACGGCTTCAGTGCTTCTGTCGGTCTACAAGGGCGAGCACTGGTTCTACTGCTCGGGCGTGACCACGATCAGCGTGATCACGGCTGCGGCGGGTGGTGCCATCGTGACGGCGAGCTTCTACCGCGACTGATGCTTGACGAGCTTCTGGCCCGGCTTAACGGGCTTGATCCGAAGGCAAGGGCAGAGGTCGAGAAGGCGGCGCTAGAAGTTACCAAGGGAATGCGGTGGCTGCCCAATCCGGGGGCACAGACAGAGGCGTATTTCAGCCCGGCTGATATCCTTCTTTACGGCGGGCAGGGCGGCGGCGGCAAAGGGCTGAAGCCGGAAACACCGGTCCTGACGCCGTTCGGATGGCGGGCGATAGGCGGTCTGGCGGTCGGGGATGCGATCTGCGCCACGGACGGGACGGTTACAAAGGTCATCGCGGTTCATCATCGCGGAATGCAGCCGCTCTATCGCCTGACGTTCTTTGACGGTTCGGTGATCGAGTGCGATGCCGATCATATCTGGCAGGGCTGGGTTGCCAGCGGCAGCCGGAAGATCGGCAACAAAAGGACGGGTGGCGAGGCTTCGTCGCGCAAGTGGGTGACGGCGGACATCGCGAGGCACTACGCCTCTGGTGGTGATCGCATCATCATGCCGCTCGTCAGCAGGCCGACTCGGTTCAATGTAGCCGGGCAACTGAAAGGCCCGTCGAATTTCGTCAAACGTGATCTCCCGCCCTATGTGCTTGGGGTCCTGATTGGTGACGGCTCGCTCGGGGGTAATTCCGTTCGGTTCACATCGGCGGATGATCACATTCCTCAGCGAGTCGAGCGCGATCTTGGCTGCACGGTATCGCGCTACAAGACCAAGGGCGCGGCAAGCCACTATCGCATACCAAACGACTTCGCCCTTGAGGACCTGAAGCGCCTCGAATTGATGGGGACGCATTCCAACGACAAGTTCATCCCGCGCATCTATCTGATGGCGTCCGAGGATGAGCGGTGGGCCTTGCTTCAGGGGCTCATGGACACTGACGGCTACGCCGCAGATGACGGGGACTGCTACTACACGACAGTCTCGCCGCGCCTCGCGGATGATGTGAGGCACCTGGCGCGCTCCCTTGGGGCGCTGGTATCGGTGACGGACAAGCTGCCGACATACGTCCACAACGGCGAACGACGAACAGGCCAACGAGCCTACAACTTGAGGATCAAGCTGCCCGCCCCCGAGCGGGCTTTTTCTTTGCCGCGCAAGGTCGAGAGAGTGCGTGGCAAGGTCTATCAGTGCATGGGCAATCCGCTGGAGGCGATTGAGCCCTGCGGGATGGGAGAGACGGTCTGCATCGCAGTCGAGCATCCCAATTCGCTGTTCATCACCGATCATTTCCTTGTCACGCACAACACCGACCTGGAGTTGGGCCTAGCCTTCACGGCTCATGAGCGGTCGCTGATCATGCGTCGCCGCTACACGAACCTCGGGGCCATCATCGAGCGTGCCCTTGAGATCAACGGATCCCGGGACGGGTTCAACGGATCGCCCCCGCCGAAGCTGAGAACGTCAGACGGGCGGATCATCGACTTCGGGGCGGCACAGCACCTTGGAGATGAGCAGGGCTGGCAGGGGCAGCCTCACGACCTTCTGGCGCTGGACGAGGCCACGCAGTTCATGGAGGCGCAAGTGCGCTTCCTTTTGGGCTGGCTTCGCTCCACGACGCCGGGGCAGCGGGTGAGGGCGCTTCTGGCGACCAACCCGCCGGTTGATGCGGACGGTGACTGGATCATCGGCATGTTCCGCCCCTGGCTGGACGTGACGCATCCCAAGCCTGCCAAGCCCGGTGAGTTGAGGTGGTTCGTCACCGCCCCGGATGGGTCGGATCTAGAGGTCGAGGACAACAAGCCGCAGGAGATTGCGGGGCACACCCTGATCCCGATGAGCCGCAGCTTCATTCCGGCGGCACTGAAGGACAACCCCTATCTCGTCAACACCGGGTATCAGGCAAAGCTAGACGGATTGCCTGAGCCGATCCGCTCGGCTGTTCGCGACGGCAACTTCATGGCGGCCCGGTCGGACGCTGACTATCAGGTGATCCCGACGCAGTGGATCATCGAGGCACAGGCACGCTGGAGCCCTGACGGCCACAAGGGCAACGTCATGTCGGCCATGGCTCTCGACATCGGGGCCGGGCGTGACGAGACGGTCTGCGCTTCTAGGTTCGGCGGCTGGTACGCGCCTCTTGAGGCTGTGACGGGGGAGCAGGCGAGGGACCCGGCGCACGCTGCCGGTCTGGTGCTGAAGCATCGGAAGGGCGGCTGTCCGGTTGTGATCGACGTGGGCGGCGGCTTCGGCGGCGCGTCCATGATGCTGTTCAAGGAGAACGGCATTCCCTACCGGGCGTTCAACGGGGCTGCTGCCTCAACGACGAAGACCAAGGACGGCAAGCTGTCGTTCGTGAACAAGCGGGCCGAGGCGTGGTGGAAGTTCAGGGAAGAACTGGACCCAGGCCAGCAGGGCGGCTCTGCGATTGCGTTGCCTCCTGATCCTCAACTGAGGGCTGATCTCGCGGCTCCGACGTGGAAGCTGACCACGCGGGGCATTCAGATTGAATCGAAGGACGACATCAAGGCGCGCATCGGCCGGTCCCCGGATCGGGGAGATGCTGTGACCATGGCCATGGCAGAGGGGGACCTAGCCATCAAACGGGCCGTGACGGCGCGAATGGCAAGACCCATGCAGACGACGGCCAACCTTGGCCGCCCGGCTATGAGGAGACGATAATGGCAGCACTGTTTTCCCCGAAAACGCCGGAGGTCAAACCGGCAGCCCCTCTCCCCGACGAGTATTCCCCCGGTGTGCTAGAGGCCCGCAAGCGCGCTGCCCTCGGCATCGGAACGCGAGAAGGCCGTCGCTCGACCATCCTTTCCGAGGATGAGGGTGGCGGCACCTTCAACAGCGGGAAGCTGGGCGGCTGATGAAGCAGTCCACACAGTTCCTCATCGAGCGCGGGAACAAGCTGTTCAGCGACCGAATGCCCATGCTTTCGCTGTGGCAGTCGATTGCAGACCAGTTCTACCCCGAACGCGGTTCGTTCACCGTCTCCAAGTCGGACGGGGACGAGTTCGCCGCGCACCTGATGACGGGACTCCCCTCGATGATCCGCCGCGATCTGGCAAACCAGATTTCGGCCATGCTTCGCCCGCGAGGGAAGGACTGGTTTGAGGTCGAGCCGGCCGACGAGGAACTGGCGGAAGACCAGATCATCAAGGGCTGGTGTCAGGACAAGAGCGCGGTGATGCGCCGCGCCATGTACGACATTCACTCAGGCTTTATCCGGGCGACCAAGACGGCCGATCACGACTTCTGCACCTTCGGACAGGCAGTCATCACGGTTGAACTGGATCGGCTGACGAACACGCTTCTGTATCGCCCCTGGCACCTGCGGGACGTGGCGTGGTCCGAGAACTACGCCGGCATGATTGACGAGGTTCATCACAAGATGAAACTCGCCGCCCGCGACGTGGTGAAGCTGTTCAAGAACGCCCATGAGAGCGTGAAGAAGGCGGCAGAGAAAGAGCCGCTGAAGGAGATCGAGCTTCGCCGGATCATCTGCCCGTATGAGGACGAGAAGGGCGGCAACCGCTTTGGCTCTCAGTCCTATTACGTGGATGTGGAGAACGAACACGAGCTTGAATCCAAGCCGCTCGTGGAACACCCCTACGTGATCCCGCGCTGGCAGACGGTGCAGTCTCAGTATGCCCACTCCCCGGCGACGGTGATCGGCCTTCCCGACGCCCGCACGCTCCAGGCCATGACCCTGACGCTGTTCGAGGCTGGGGAAAAGGCGGTCAATCCGCCGCTGATCGCCTATCAGGAAGCGCTTCGTTCCGACGTGAACACATGGGCGGGAGCCGTCACTTACGTTGATATCGACTACGACGAGCGACAGGGCGAACCCGTCCGTCCGCTGTTCACCGACAAGGGTGGCCTCGCCTTCGGCATGGATATGCTGGAGCGCATGGGCGACCTGTTGAAAGAAGCCTTCTACCTCAACAAGATCATGCTCCCCCCGGTGGGCGATGCCATGACCGCGACTGAGGTTCGCATCAGGACGGAAGAGTATGTCCGCGCTGCCCTGCCGCTCTTTGAGCCGCTGGAGACGGATTACAACGGTGCCCTGTGTGAGAAGACGTGGGGTATCCTCATGCGTGAGGGGGCCTTTGGCAATCTCCGCGAGGAAATGCCGCGCCAGCTTCAGGGCAGGGAGATCAACTTCTCCTTCCAGACCCCGCTTCAGGCGGCGCAGGAGCGCGAGAAGGCAGCGGCCTTCCAGGAACTCGCCCAGCTTCTCGCTGCCGGTATGCAGGTCGATCAGAAGCTCGTTGCCGAGGTGGACACCCGCAAGGCGTTCAGGGACGCGGCCAACGCCATCGTTCCGCACGCCGAATGGATCGTTCCCGAGGAAGCTTCCGAGCAGGCTCTACAGGGCCAGCAGCAGGCGCAGCAGATGCAGGAACTTGCCGCCGTGGCAGGGCAGGGGATGGGGCTTGCCTCCCAGGGCCTCGACCTTGCGAAAGCCGTGGGTGAGACGGCGAGCGCATTCCAGACGACGGGTGCCGTATGAGGCAGTTGGAATACACCGCCACCTTCCCGGCTTTCGAGAAGTGGGGAGACGTGGCGGACGGCAAGGAGTCGTTCAGCCTGTTCGATATCCCGCAGGACGTTTACGCGGAGACGGTGGACAAGCTGGAGGGCCTTCGGCGTAACGGCAAGCGGGTGCTGGATCTCTCCGTGTCCATCACGCGGGATAAAGAACCGGATACGATCCGAGTGACGGCGCGGGGGATCACCGATTGAGGAAGCCCGCAAAGCCCCTCGTCCCATCCGATCCGACCCTCGTTTACTTCGACAAGCACGATGTCATGGCGGCAAAGGCCGTGGCGACCGGGACAGCCAACCCGGAACAGCAAAAGCGCTTCTTCGATCTGGTCGTCTACAAGCTGTCCGACATCCGCCGGCCGTCATTCAGGCCGGGTGGGTCCGATGCTGCTCGTGCGACCGATTACGCCGAGGGCCGCAGGGCTGTCGGCCTTCACGTCGCAGGGATGATCAACATGGGCGCCCGCGACATCGACAAACTGGAAACCCCGAATGGCTGATGAAGCTGATCTGACTGCCGATGTGGCGGACACGAGTGCTGTAGAAACGACAGAGACGGTCACTGAGGGCGCTTCCGTCACTCAGGCGACCACCGACACCGGCAAGGTTGAAACCCTGCTGGACGGGGCTCTGGACGCCGAGACGGAAGATGCGGCCGAGCAGGAAGACTGGCGCGCTCGTGTCGTGCGCCTGGCTGGTGGTGATGAGGCGGTCGCAAAGCGCGTGGCCCGCTACTCGTCTGAAGCCAATTATATCAAGGCCGCCGAGCAGGCCCACGCCAAGCTTCGTTCAGGCGAGGTCAAGACAGCGCCGCCGAAGGACGCCAAGCCCGAAGAGGTTGCCGCGTGGCGCAAGGAGAACGGTCTTCCCGAGACTGTTGACGACATGCTGAAGGCGGCCCCCGATCCCGAGGGCTTTGTCTTCGGTGAGGCGGACAAGCCTTATCTGGACAGCTACGCCAAAGCCGTCCTTGAGGCGAACGGAACGCCGGACGAGGTTGCGCGCGGCAAGGCCATCTACGCGAAGATGATGGAGCAGTCGCAGCTACAGCGTATCGAGGCCGATAAGGCGTTTCATGCGGAGGCTATGGATGCTCTTCGTGACGAGTTCGGCAGCAGCCCTGCCATGCGGGCCGAACTCAACAGCGTTCAGAACTTCATGGACAGCCATTTTTCCGAGGAAGCCAAACGGGAAATCCTCGGTGGTCGTGGGGCGAGCGGCAATCTTCTTCGCAACCATCCCGCCTTTCTTCGTGATCTTGCCGCGTTGAGCCGCGAACTCAATCCGGCAGGCGCTCTTGTCCCCGCCGGCACGGCAAATGCGGGCAAGGCCGTTGAGTCAGAGTTGGAGGATCTTCGCACCATGCTGAAGAGCAATCCTGACGCATACTGGAAAAACCCCAAGAACCCGGCGCGCTTCGCTGAACTGCTTGAAGCTCGCGACAAGATGCGCTCGCGGGCTGCCTGAGGGCACCGCGACCATACCCGCCACGGCGGGCTCTACGCCAGTCTGAACGCCCCGGAATTGATACTGGAGGCCCCGCTTAGCGGCCTCCCCTCCAGCCATGCCCGGCCTCCCGTGACGAACGGCATCACCATCAACCCTGAAAGGACACTGAGATGGCCTCCACGGCTTTCAAAACTGTGTACCGCGAAGAGTTTGTGGCGAGCTTTGAGGAGCGCATGTCGTTCCTCCGTTCGACCACCACGCTCAACTCGGGCACGAACGGCAACACCGCAATCTTCCTTGTTGCTGGCTCTGGCGGTGCTACCGCCGTCACTCGCGGCGCGAACGGCCTCATTCCGGCCCGCAACGATGACCAGACGCAGAACACCTGCACCCTGACGGAATGGCACGATCTGCCGCAGAAGACCGGCTTCACGGTTGACCTCGGCCAGTCGGACCAGCGCCGCATGATGCAGATGACCTCGATGGGCGTCATCAATCGCAAGATTGACGATCAGATCCTCACCGAGTTGAACACGGCCACCAACGACACCGGCAGCGCCACTACGGCGTCTCTCGCCCTTGTCATGAAGGCCAAGGTCATTCTCGGCGTGAATGAGGTTCCGGTCCAAGAGGAAGACAACATGTTCGGCGTGATTTCGCCGGCCATGGACGGCTACCTGATGCAGGTTCCGGCCTACACCTCGGCTGATTATGTCGAGGTCAAGCCGTTCGCTGGTCCGGCCCGTCGCTTCCGTCGTTGGGCTGGCATCAACTGGATCATTCACCCGAATGTTCCTGGCGTCGGCACCAACGCTGAGAAGTGCTTCATCTATCACCGTGCGGCCATCGGCCATGCGGTTGCGATGTCGGGCACGGATTCGGTCGTCGGCTACAACGAGGAGCAGGCGTATCACTACGTCCGCACTTCGACCTACATGGGATCGAAGCTCCTCCAGAACTCCGGCGTCTGCGTCATCAATCACGATGGCTCGGCCTTCGCGGCTTCGTAAGGAGGATTTGACATGGGTTACTCGACTTCTTCCCCTCCGTCTCTGATCGCTCAGGGCATCGGCGGCGTTGGTCAGGTGTGGGACTACCGTTCCACCGACGCCAACACCGACGTTGACGCTGCTGGTTACTTCACCAACGGCGTTGATCTCGGCATGAAAGTGGGCGCGCAGGTGATCGTTACCGACACCGACGCCTCCCCGCCGACTGTCGGCTTCGCTGGCGTCAATGCTGTCTCTGCCTCTGGCACGGACATCACGAACGCCACCGGCGGCACCGACAGCGACTAAGACTGTCACGCATCAAACGAGAGGGGCGGGCTTCGGCTCGCCCTTTTCATTTCAAAGGACGCCAAATGACCAAACGCCTACAGTTCGCGCGCTTTCAACAGGCTGTGTCTAAGCACAACACCTGGAGCGCGACGCCGGACATCGGCACCACGTTTGAGGATGTGTTGCAGCCCGACTATTGGGCGCACATCGCCACGCGGTTTCGTCCGACTGACCTCATCGAAGTCCATCCCGAAGACGGGTCTTATTTTGCGGTGCTTTACGTCCGCCAGAGCGACCGCCTGTGGGCAAAGGTTGCCGTGGTACAGCACGTCCAGTTTGAGCAGCCCGCAGAGGCTCGCGAGGACAACGAATTCACCGTGAAGCACAACGGGCGATTTCACAAGTGGATAGTCCTTCGCAACTCCGACCGGGAGATCCTTGCAAAGGAGTTGGAGACCCGCGCCGACGCCGAGCGCTGGATTGACGATTATCGTCGGAAGGTGGCTGCCTGATGACCACGAAGCTCCAGATTTACAACGATGCGCTGGAGCTTATCGGTGAGCGATCCCTGTCGTCCGTTTCGGAGAACAGGGAGCCCCGCCGGGTTCTGGACGGTCGTTATGACAGCGCCCTGAACTACTGTCTTGAGGCGGGCTATTGGAACTTCGCCATGCGGTCGGTGGAGTTCACCGCCGATACAGTGGTTGAGCCGCCCTTCGGCTTTACCTACGCATTCGAGAAGCCTTCCGACTGGATCAGGACGGCGGCCCTCTCAGACTCCGAGACGTTCATGACGCCGCTGCGTCACTACGTCGATGAGGGCGATTACTGGTTCGCTGACATCACGCCGATCTATGTGCGCTATGTCTCGAATGGGGCGACCTACGGCCTCGACCTGACCCGCTGGCCTGAGACATTCACCCGCTACGTGGTGGCGCATCTCGCCGCTGAAATCTGCGAGAGGCTGACACAGAACTCGTCCAAGCTGGAGGAACTGCGTCGTCTGGAAAAGCGCCGCCTTGCCGATGCGAAGGCCAAGGACGCCATCAACGATCCTGTGGGGCGTGTGCCTACCGGGTCTTGGGTTTTGTCGCGTGGGGCGTTCCGACGCCATGACAGGGCCTGATCAAAACGACATCCTCTGTCCACGCACGTTTCCGACCGAAAAGATCGCATCAACAGGCCATCCGCTTCGCAGTCGTCCACGGGCGCGATCCTTTGAGACTCCAGAGCGTCGGCACGCTTCACTAAAGGTCATTGTCTCTCCGCGATACTCAACAATGGTGTTGGTAACGCGGTTGTTCGCCTGTTCTCGCTTCGTCGCCCAGCGGACGTTGCCGGGTTCGTAATTGCCGTCGTTGTCGATGCGGTCGAGGGTCAGGCTTATGTCTGGCCTTTCGCCAACGTCGAGCAAGAAACACTCAAACCCGGAGAGCCCGTCCTCTCCCCTTCGCCACCTATCGCAGACGCTAATACCGCGCTTGCTGTAGTGCGGAAATGCCGGGTTCGATTTGTTGCAACACCTATCGATCATCGCACGGAACGACGAGTAGGTGATGCTCGGCTTATTCTGTGGATTGGCAGTATGCCCATGGGTGCGACCGCCAACGCGACATCCGCAACTTGATGTATGCCCGCTGCGGATAGACTCTCCGCAGATGAATTTCTCAGTGCCGCAATCGCACTTGCACATCCAGTAAATGCGTCTGCCGCGCCTTTCTCTCTGGCCAGTAACGGTCAGCATTCCAAATCTTGAATCTGTGATGTCGATAAAACCCGGCATTGCAATCTCCTGTGAGGCAATACATGGTGTCCACTCACTATAAAGTAAAGGGCCGGTAGTGGCAAAAGGTCTGCCACTTCTTGCGTCGTTTAACAGGGGTGTCGTTTCAAAAGGCGCTCTTGCGCGCATTGACGTTGAGAAGTTAAAACTCTCCGCTGCCGAGATGACCAACTGGCAGCCGTCGATCCTCGGGCCGATGAGCCTGCGCCCCGGCACCCGCTATGTCCGGTCCACCTATACCGATGCAGAGGCGATCCTTGTTCCCTTCGTCCGGTCACTGACCTCGACCGCGATGCTGGAGT